ATTACATACTGAGTAGTCAGAAACTCGTTCTTTGAGCCTGTTTGTGAGGCTGTCCCAAAGTCATAATCAAAGACATTGGAACCTGTTTCTGATGCAGAGGTATAACTACTTGTTACCTTCTCAGTAACTTGGATACCCCCTAGCCGTTGTCTGCCATAGACAAGAGGGATTGATGCAGCTTCCCCAATTCGGGTAAACTGCAGGCCCTTCATTTTGTCCTGTTTCTTTTTAAGCTTGGCAGTCTGCACTTGTTGATAAGCTACAGACGCTAAGAAGTACAAAGCCTGAAGTACAGCTGTTTCAATGCCCATTATACTTTACCCCACTTGATTAAAACTTCGTTATCCTTAAAGATAGAATCGAAAGAGGTATCCGTAGCGGATACTTGGTCCATACCATCTTTAGAAGAAATGAAATCATTGATAGCATCTAGGTCGGACATTGGAGAAGTACCTTCAATAATTGCAAGCTTCTGCTCAAAGTCATTTGACACAGAAGGGGAGTCTACGAAGCCACGATAGATAAGGATAACATCTTCGGGGTCTGTCATAGGGACACCATTTGAATCAAGAAACCCAACACGGACCTCGATTACTTTACCAACAACACCTAGACGAAACTCTGAGAGCATTTCATTTACTTGATCTGCAATGACAATCTTGTAGGCTTCCCTATCTACGACACTGTTGAGGGAAGGAGAGTCAAACTCTACAAGCCCACCATCGGATAAATAGGTATCACCATCATAGGGAATGTCACTATTGTAACTTGTAAAGAAATAATCAGAACTAAACTCAAGCTTGATTAGGTAGAAAAACTGAATGGTCTCCCCGTCTAAAACGTTTTGTACGTTAGTGCTAAAGGTTCTCATTATACTGCCTCAATTAGGTTTACTGTACCAGTATTAGACAAGACACCATCTATGAAAGTAATACCTTGAATGTCATTAATATCTCGGTAATAGATGAATGTACATAAATCACCTGCTTTTATAGAGTGAGCAGAGGCTGTCAGATCTGAACGTAGGTTTGGATAGATGTTTAACTCTTGGTTTGATACATTGTTAAACTCGCAGTCTGATGTTACCATGTAAACCTTATCATGGTTGCTGAACTTAATGAAGGATCCTTTTGGGAGCTTACCAACCACACTAGTACCTGAAAGGATGACAGAGGAAGCCCCAATAGAAGCATTAGTTACAACATTAACAGAATCAGAGCTTATTGTTTTATTAGCAACTACGTTGGCAAGTTGAGGCATCACCATAGTACCCGTAGTCTTTGCTTCAAGAATTGATGCTACAAGACCGTCTACCTGTTCAGCTTCAGTGAGAACTGTTGTGAAACTTAGCTCCCAACGCTGATGCCCATAAGAGGATCTTTGAGTCTTCAAAGAGATAGTATCTGTGTGGTAAGTTGGTTCGTTAGAGGTAATTGTGAACGGTACAACAATCCTTGCGCCATTATAATAATATGCCATAGTCATCCCCTTAGTGGTCTTGCTATAAGTTTAAAGTTACGTTCGAGAAACATCATCTGCTTAGAGCAGTCTACACCAGTGTTGTTTTCTTTTGTTGATATCCAGACTCGTCCATCACTAATCATAGCCCCATTATCAAAGGCTATATCGCCTGCTTTGGGACGTTTACTGGTGATAACCTCATATCCGCAATATTCTGCAAACTGACTCAAGGAAACCCCTTTACGGGCTAACTTGAGCATGAAATCTTTTGTGTTCTTCCACTCAAAGTCTACAATATCATAGGCTCTAGTGGTTCCTCGTAGCTCTTTATCGTATTCGATAAGGAAAGCCATACAGTCATTCCAACCACGAGTATAGGATTCGCCACTAAAAGTGCGGTGATTAATAGTCTTATTCGCCGCATCTAGGGCGGTTAACATCTCTTCTACAGTGTAGTACATAACCCCTCCAGAGTGCTACAGAGAGCAACGAGGAGTAGCGAGGTAGAGTCTACGATGGGGTTGCCATGCAGAACCTACTAGGCTACTCCTCGTGCCAGTTTTTAGACCTTCTCTTCGATAAACATCTTCACGAGGTCGGCCACAATGTCGCTACGGACAATATCTTGTACACCGAACTCAATTACAGGGACGTCAAGCCCATGCTTACGGCAGAGCCAGCAGAAAGTCATCAAGTCTTTACCATATTTAACATCGGACTGAGTGGGGTCGCCCATAAGAACCAACTTAGTATTTTCGCCGATACGTGTGGTAATAGCCTTAAGTTCATCCATATTGAGGTTTTGTGATTCGTCTACAAGTACGAGAGCGTTCTCATAGGAACGCCCCCGAATGGTCTCAATAGGTTGAATCTCAATCTGCTCTTTAGCGAGCATATACTCCATCTTCCCTGAACCAAGGGCTTTACGTAGTACTTCCATCATAGGAAGCAACCAAGGGGTCATCTTTTCTTTAATGTTACCGGGGAAGTGACCGAGAGATTTACCTGTTGGTACGTTAGCCCTTGTCAAAACAATCTTCTTATAACCGCCTTTTAGAAACAACTGTGCAACAGTTCCTGCTGAACAATAAGTCTTACCTGTACCAGCGCAGCCAATGGTCACGGTGATAGGTGCACACTTAATAGAGCGGATAAGGATATCCTGCTTCTCGTTCTTTGGAAGGATGTTGAAATGAGAACGGTTCTCAAAAGTCTCGCGGAATTGACGCTCGTGGCGTTCTTCGCGGGCATAAGCTGTTTCACGACAAGTTTGACGAAGTTTGCGTTTTGCCATTAAGAGGATACCTTTCGGTTAGGGTTATATTTTTAGAGTTTAAAGAGGGGGCGGGGCCATAGATTACTCTACAGCCCTAGCCTTTTAGTTATTTACTCCGGTTTAAAATGGGTTGTTCCTGTGTAAAGGTTTAAGTCCGCAGAGAAGTGATACCGAAGCGCAGACACCTGATCTGTCGATAACGACACATCAATGGCGGGTGAGACGTTAACCTTTTGCAACGCCACAGTCTGTCCAACCCTATCTCCCATGTAGTCCACTAGAGCGTCTAGGTCTTCATATCTAAAAACCGTGTCAGCGCCGTCCAGATACTCAGTCTGGTTCTTGAGGGGTTCAGGCCAAGGCTTCTCCCCACGCAAAACCTTTTTGATGAACCTATCAAAACCAACCAACCTTTGACTTGCCTTAGTCTCAAAAAGGTCGCTACACAGGTATCTGTACTTGCTAATCACCCAACTCGTTGGTTCACGGACGACCCCAACAATCTCAACGGTGGGGCCATACGTTTTCCTAATCCAAGATGCTGGCCGATGCATACTCCGCACATCACCGAAGGTGTGCTTAACCTCAGACAAATGCTCAAACGCAGTCTCTACCGCAGTACTACCTGTTTTAGGAACTGCAACAAAAGCCAAGTTGGCATCGGGGAAGTAAAGCATCAGACCACCAGAACAGGCCACACAACTTCGTAGGGGAAGCCTGCTTGTTGAGGAACGTCGAGAAGTGCTTGACGATGTTCAGAAATCTTGGTATGTTGAGTAGGGAGCCAATCCGCCCAACGCATTGGGTTGTTGGAGAGTTTATCAACTTCCTCAACTAACCGACGGTCCCGTTCTGCACGAACCTCTGCCGCCTTCCGCTCAGTGGCTTCTGCTTGCTCCTCTACGGTCGCAGCACGAACTGTCCAGCGGCGCTCCCAGACACCATTTACTAATGTCGGTAGTGCGTCCTTCTCACGAAACTCCGTTTGTTCGTCGAACGTAGGTGCGTCTACTTCAACGGTTGGAAACAAACCCCACTCTGCCAAGCGTCCCAAGGGCATGCTCTTGGGGAACGAGACATTCGGGTTGTCCTTACGGAGTTGACCGAAGGTGTAGGGGTATGCCGTCGCTTGGTTGTTGACGACTTTTACATAAGGTATGCTCATTAGTCTCTCCTTACGGTTCAAGTTCTAGATAGAACGAAAAGTATATGTTCGCTGTCCCACCATCACTTGCATCCGACACGAAATCAGTCGCTGTCGGATTTTGTCCCAGCGCAAACATGCCTGTGTATGAAGAATCGGCTGTTGGCGTAGTGGAAGTCAGTGTAACAGACCAAGTCGTTGCGGAGCCGCCACGAGCCGCCGCTGCGCTAATCGTTGGATAAGACGAGGCGCTGCAATTTGCGGTTAATGCTGGCGGATTTCCACTAGTCGCACCACCCTCAACGTCAAGGATGTTTACGGAAGAGACGGTGTAGCTTGGACGATAGACATAAACTTTTGCCCACTCCCTATAACTATTCATAAACCCAGTTTTTGCGGCCCCACTATCCGCAGCCACTGCAACCTTATATGAGGCGCATATTCTTGACCCAGTTTCGCCTCTGCCCTCTGTTAGAGCCCCCCGCGTTGTGATGGAGGTGAACCCAGTCCCATATCTGGCGGCGGGGATGCCCGAATTAATACTGGCATTTGCCGCCTGAAGAACGAGCAGGATGTCACCATCTTGGCAGGAGGGCATCGTTAGCGTTCCGCCAGTCGATGCGCCATAGTTGCTGGATGTGATGTATGAAACTTCAAGGGCACCACCAAACCCGCCAGCGCCTATCAGTTTACCTGTTGTAAGCATTACGAACCATCCCCAATTAGTGCGCCATACAGCGTCGTGGAGACCTTCCAGAGAGCAATGACAGTACGCCCAGTGGTTGCCAGCGTGGGTGCAGAGCCGCCATTGTTCACCCAAGTAGTAGTCGGCCAAGTGATCGTGTAGGCGGTACCATCGTCGATCATAAGTGTGATTGCTTGACCAGCAGAGAAGCCGTCAGTCGGTGTAGAGTTACCACTCAACGTCCATTCCTGAATAGAACCGTTGTCAGGCTCCAGAACGGGAGTTGTGCCAGTGACAGTGTAGATGTCTTCGACGGGCGTTCCTACTAACGTCAGGTTCGTAGCAGTGCCGGAACTTGCAGCAACAGCACCTACCGTCGAAGCCGTCAGTGTAGCACTGCCAAGTGCGGTGACGTGGCCATAGGTATCCAGAGTCACGTCTTGAATGACAGTTGCACCGGAGTTGTCGACACTTGCCTGAGTGGACGTGTCGGAGTGTGACAGACCACTGGCGTCTTGAGTAAGACCACCACCAGCAGCTACACTAAAGGTTGTCCCTGAGAGACTGATACCATTACCAGCACTGTAGGTAGTGTCTGTAGGTGTATCCCAAGTGAACGAACCATCACCATCACTACGGAGATACTGAGAAGTAGTACCATCGCCAACAACATTAAGCTGAGTAGCACCAATACCGTTAGCTGTTACAGATAGACCAGAGGCATCTTGTGTAAGACCTGTCCCGGCGGCTACACTGAATGTAGTCCCTGAGAGGCTAATACCGTTACCAGCACTATAGGTAGTGTTAGTGTCTGGTGGGGTTTCCCATGTGAAGCTCCCATCACCGTCACTACGAAGGTATTGTGATGTAGTACCGTTGCCTGTTACGTTCAACTCATCCGCCCCGACCACGTTGGCTGCGATCTGTGCGTTGATCGAAGTGGTGCCAGAACCTGTTAAGTCACCCGACAGAGTAATAGTCTGGTTCCCTGTTAGGAAGGCAGACGCATGTTGGCCGTCAAGGGTGTCAGCATCAAGACCAGAACCGGAACCATCAACGGTCAAAATCGCAGTTAGAATCTCAGAGGCCGTTTGATCAGCGGTTGCCCCAGCTTCGATACCTGCTAGCTTAGCACCATCAGCAAGCTCAATTACAGTACCACCGGTAGTCTTTGTATAAATTTTCTTATCGGCTAAGTTTACAGCTAGCTCCCCCGGCTCCAAACTAGCTGAAGCAGGTACGCTGGAAGCTGTTGAAGACTTTTTATGAATAATCTTGGTTGCCATTGGGCTTTTCTCCTATGTGTGAGGAGGGACGCCCCTATAGAGGGACGCCCCAAGGGTATTAGTAGGAACCCCCATCCAATGTAACATCCGCAAGGGTTTGGTTGCCAAGTGACCAGTGGTCAGAAGCTTCAACCCAAAGGAAAGATACATTAGAAGAAGTACCACGTTCAATTTCAATACCACCATCTTGAGAAGGGACACCTGTTTCATCAGCGTTAAGAACAATAATGTTGTCGCCAATGTTGACAGTATTAGAGTTAACTGTAGTTGTTGTACCGTTAACAGTCAAGTTACCAGTGATGATAGTGTTACCACCAACATTGAGGGCACCCCCAATACCGACACCACCTGTTACCGTTAGAGCACCTGTACTTGTGGAGGAAGATGCGGTATTATTAGTAATACCAATGGCGTTAGAAGTAGTAGCACCACGGGCAGTAACAGTCGCCAGAGTATCACTCTCGGAGGTTAGATAA